AACCAGTTTATGAATACGGTCGCCAACTTCTGGGCCAACCGGTACGGCACCGTCCGCTACATCCCCGACCGCATCACAACCAGTTACAAACTGCTTCGAGCACGAGCAGTCGACGACGGCGCAGCACTCCAAGCCTTCATCCGTCTACTGTCGTCCGGCAGTGCCGTCTGGAACCGGCAGGCGATCACCTACAAGGGTGCCGGGATGACTTCATCGGCGACGTTCCAAACGGTCAACACAGGCCGTCGAATCTACGCCACCCCATCCGACACTCGAATAGAATTGACGTTGGTGGCAGGTGCCGACAATCAGTCATTCGAGTTAGATTCATCCACCTACGGCGTATTAGACACCAACAGATTGGCGTAACCATGACTTACCCCTCATTCACTAGCGGCGACATTCTGACGGCGGCGGACATGAATGCTGTCGGCTTGTGGCTGGTCAAGACGCAGACGGTCGGTTCCGCTGTCGCCTCAGTTGCGGTCACCGGAGCCTTCTCGAGCACATACGACAACTATCTAGTGACGTTGGAAGGCGGCACAATCTCGGCTAACGCCTCAATCGGAATTCAACTTGGAGCGTCGACCGCTGGCTATACCGGATTCCTGACTTATGGCAACGCAACGACAAACCTTGTACAAGGGGCAGGTCGTAGTAATGCGGCGATTATGAATTGGGTCGGCGGCGGCGTCGCAGGTCAACGCGCCCACGTTCATGTTCAAGTATTCGGCCCCAATAAGGCCGCTTACACGAAGTTCCTGAACGGCGCTTATCAGTCTGGTACCAGCGACGGTTACGGCACTCTTCAGGGCGAACATCGGGTCGCTACCGCCTACACCGACTTCACCCTCACGCCCGATACCGGCACCCTGACCGGCGGCACAATTCGCGTCTACGGCTACAAGAACGGACTCTCATGACCCCCGAGGAATACAAGACCCTGTACCCCCAAGACTCGGTGTACATCCAAGTCGACGACACCGAACGACTGATGACCGACGAAGAATACGAAGCATTCGTCGCGCAAGGTGTCTACAACAGCAACCATCCGCTCCCATGAGATCCGCCGCCATCCTCGTCGCCCTGCTCGGGGCCGTCGCGATCTGGGTCGTTGCCGGATGCTCCGACCGTGTACGCCACAACTGCGACACCGCCCCCACCGCCCAACGATGCGAGGTCACCCCATGAAGAAGTACACCAACAGCGAGATCAAAGCCCGGTTGATCTTCGTAATCGGTTGCGCCCTGTCGGTCACCTTCATGCTTGCCGTCTGCTCCCTCCTGTACGGCCTGCTCTTTGTCGTCCAACCCCTTGAGGTGTCCCCCAACGACGAGTCCGCATGGGCGACACTCAATCCGCTGGTGCTGTTCATGACCGGCGCACTCTCCGGAGTACTGGCCTCGAACGGCCTCAAGGACAAAGAACAGAAGGATGACCAATGATCTCCACCCGAACCACGGTCACAACAGCCCCAGTAAAAATCGTCACTAAGGCAATCAACCGGCCTCGAACGATCGTGATCCGCCCGGACGGCAACGATGTCTACATCGGCGGCTCCGACGTGACCATCAGCAACGGCCTCAAGATCGACAACAACACGAACTTCACCGTGGAAGTCCCTCAAGGCGAGGAGCTGTGGGCTGTCGTTCCGACCGGCACCCACGCCGTCATCATTCTCACCCACTACGCCGCCACCTCATGACCGAAGCAACCAAGTTCCGTTCATGGCAGAAGGCCGGGGAACCAAGCCCAGCTCACGCCGCCGCCTCCCCCAACCTCACAAAGATCGCCGCCTTCGCTAAAGACCGCTGGGGCCTCAAGAACCTCGGCATCTACAACCGGCGACCGATCCGAGGAGGAACCTCATGGTCATCCCACGCCTTCGGCGCAGCTGTTGACCTCGGCTACACCGACCAGACCGTCCTCGAGGCTGAGATCCTTCCGTGGCTGATCGCCCACTCCGAGGAACTAGGCATCCAAAGGATCCACCACTATCGGCTGAAGCAGTATTGGGAAGCCGGTCGCGGCTGGGTGAAGCGGTCCCCCGGACAAGGCGACGCATGGATCCACCTCGAGGTCCACCCCGACCGTTGGAACGACATCACCCCGATCGCTGAGAGGCTCCTAGGATCCCCTCAGACCGCTCCAAGCGTCCCTTCCGCACCATCACAGCCCACCTACCCCGGCAAGCCTTTACGCTTCGGCTCAAGCGGCCCTGCCGTCGTCGCCATCCAACAAGCCCTCCGCATCACCCCCGACGGGCAGTTCGGACGCGCCACCGACCAACACGTCCGCGACTTCCAAAAAGCCCGAGGCCTGATCGTGGACGGCGTAGTCGGCCCCGTCACATGGAAGGCCCTGTATCCCTAACATCGACTCTCCAAGTCGGTAGACCGTAGGGAACCCTTCCGCCAGCCCTGCTGGACCGACCTCAAGGAGAACCACATGAAGCTCAGAACCACCGACCTGATCGTTCTCGCATTCATGGGCATGATGTCCGTGATCGCCGGGAACGAGATCCTCCACCGAATCCTCGAGACCGACCCGGCACCCCAGCCAGCCGTCGTCACCGAGCCGACATTCCGCACCATCCCCCTCGCCCCCGTCCCCTCAACTTCGGCAACCACCACCACAACCACCTCAGAGGCCCCTAAAACGGCCCACGACGCGCTCCAAGCCGATCTGAGCACCCTGATAGCCCTCGACACACCCTGCCAAGAATGGGCACCGCTCGCCCTTGAGGTCGGCTGGCCCCAAGAAGAGCTGGTAAACGTCCTTGAGGAGATGTGGCAGGAATCCCGGTGCCTCAACATCATTCCCGGACACAAGAACTTCAACGGACATGACCACGGGCCGCTCCAGATCAACCAAGTATGGTCCGACGAGACCGCCAACCTGTTCGGGTCGTGGGACCGCATCAACGAGCCAGCCGTAAACCTTGCGATGGCCCTCGAGATCTGGCGATGGCACGACCATCACCATGGCTGTGGCTGGGAGCCGTGGAGCCGGACGTGCTGAACATCAACCAGCCCAGCTGGATGGAACAAGCCGACTGCCAGAACCTGCCCACCATCATCTTCTTCCCCCAGCCCGGTCGGCAAGGTGCCGCCGACGCGAAGCGCGCCATCAAGATCTGCCACGCCTGCCCGGTCCGCGAAGCCTGCCTCGCGTACGCCATGTCGTTCCCCGATCGGAGCCTCCCCGGCATCTGGGGTGGCACTACCGAACGGGAACGATCGCGGCTCCACCACTCCGCGACACCCATCCGCTACCGTGTCGGATAAATCCACGAGAGGATAATCCGATGACCGACAGCATCGAAGAAGCCATACGGCAAGCCACCTTGGCCCTAGAGGAAGCCACCTCGAGGATCCTGACGATGGCGCACGAGATCGCACGACTCCGAGACGACCGCGCCGAGCTGCGCCGCGCCCTCTACGAGTGCTCCTACTGCCTCAACTCGCTGGATGTCGCACCGTCCGCCATGACCAAAAGCACCATGGACACGCTCGTCCGCATGAACCTCGGCGGCTTCAATGATTGACCGCACACGCCTTGAGAAGCCGACCGCCGGAGTGTGCTGTTGCTGTGGCGCACCTCTCGCCGGTGACGACATCTTCCACTGGTCTCCCGGCTCATGGTCCGTGTGGTGCTTCCCCTGCTACAAAGCCGAGCACTTCCACAAGCTTGTGGAGGTCCAACAGCGAGCCGAGGAGCGTCGCCGTGGGCTTTGACCTGTCGTCTTACGCGACCGTCGAGGAGCGTCTGGCCCTGTTCTGGGCCGCCAACCCGGAGGGCCGAGTGTGGACCGAATTGGTGCGCATGGACGACCACGCCTGCCTATTCCGCGCCGAGGTCTACCGGCACCGCGACGATCCGCTACCGGTCGCCACCGGGTACGCCTACGAGGAGAAGACTGAGCGCGGCGTAAACGCCACCAGCCACGTCGAATGCTGCGAGACATCCGCCCTCGGACGTGCGCTAGCGAACTGGACGTTCCAAGCGTCCAAGCGCGCTTCCCGTGAGGAGATGGAGAAGGTCGTCCGCATGGGTGGCGCACCAGCCCCGACCGGCGACGGCCCCAGCGACGCACAGATCAACCTGCTTCGCGCGTTACGGTACGACGGCGACCCTCGAGCCCTGTCCAAGCGTGACGCATCAGCTGAGATTGACCGCCTGAAGAAGATTGACCTCCTGAAGAAGGCACAGACCGAGGAGCCGTCCTGATGCTCGTCGAGTTGTCGCCAGCCCACATGCTCGTTTGCCGTGAGGAGGCGGTCCGACGCGCCGAGTATTACGTCCAAGGCCGACGCAAGAACATGAAGGACGGCCTTGAACGGAAGCAGGTCATCTCCTACAACGTGGACGGCTGTATGGGAGAACTCGCCGTGGCGATCGCCACCGGCCTCGAATGGACCGGCCTCCACGGCCCCGATCGGCATGATGTCGGCGACCGGATCGAGGTGCGCTCCACCCGGTATCAAGGCGGCAAACTGATCGTCAAGGAACTGGAAGCCGACCGATGCTCACCAGCCACCCCCTACGTTCTGGCGATCATCCAAGGCTCCTCCGTGCGTGTCGCCGGCTGGCGTGATCTGGATTACGTCGTCGAGTACGGCGCGGCCTACGAGCAGAAGGGCTTAGTCTTCTTGGCTGTTCCCCAAACCGACCTCCTGCCGATCAGTAGCCTGCGATGAGAGGCCCCGAGTCCGAATTCCAGTCGGCAGTCATTGAGGCGGCGCATTGGCATGGCTGGATTGTCCACCACACACGCAACGTCCAGATCCGTCCGGGCGTATGGGCCACCCCTCTCCAAGGGGACCGAGGCTTCCCCGACCTCGTTCTCGCCCGACCCTCCACCGGCGACCTACTGTTCGCCGAACTGAAGTCGGCTCGAGGCAGTCTGAGACCCGACCAAGAGAACTGGCTTCGGACCCTGTCCGCTACCGGAGCCGAGGCCTACTGCTGGAGGCCTAAAGACATGGCGGACATCTTGACCCGACTATCAAGGAGCACACAATGAACCATCCGTGGCAACAGCCCATCCGACCCCTCGAGGTCAACCCGAACCAGACACCCGGCCTGTGGGTGCTGGTCCTGTTCATCAGGCCGCGCACCGGCAACGGCTGGGAGGTCATCAGCGCAGGCGGACACACCTACGATGAGGACGACGCGATGCTCCGTGAGGTTGTGCGATGATCCGCCGTACACCGCGCCCGGAGACGAACTGGACGGTCATCCGTAACGAGGTGATTGGGGACGACCGGCTGTCGTTCAAGGCGACCGGGGTGCTCGTCTACATCCTGTCCAAGCCTGACCATTGGCAAACCTCCACCGCCCACCTTGCCACCGTCAAGAAGGAAGGCCTCGACGCGATCCGGACCGCTATGACTGAGCTGGAGCGCGCAGGGTATGTGAAGCGGCGCAGGTATCAGGACACGCTCGGACGCTGGAAGTACGACATCGACGTATTCGACAGCCCTGTGTGTAACCCTGTGGACAATGTGGACAAACTGAAGCCACCTCACAGGGATAAACCTCACGGGGATAATGCCGACGTATTAGTAAAGACTGAACAAGTAAAGACTATGAGAGAACTGGCATCTAGTGAGATACCCATGCCACGACTCTGTGGACAATGCCACGGCATCGGCAAGACAGTCGACACCAACGACGTCATCCACCAATGCGCCGCCTGCGCCGGAGCCGGGATCGGCTGATGGAAGATCAACCGCTCCAAGGCTCGCTATTCGGTGCGCCACAAGTAGCGATCTCCTCCGACGACTACTACACGCCTAAATGGGTGTTCGACGCACTTGGTTTACACTTCGACCTTGACGTTGCCTGCCCTCCAGACGGGCCGCCGTTCACGCCTTGCTCCAAGTACTTCACACCAACCGAGGATGGCTTGGCTCAACCGTGGGACGGTTTGGTTTGGTGTAATCCGCCATACTCGAAGCCCGGACCTTGGGTCGATCGATTCGTATCCCACGCAAACGGCGTAGCACTCCTACCGTTCACCCGTGGCGCATGGAACAATAGACTTTGGAACTCAGACTTTGACGCCGTCTTTGTGCCTCACATGAAGTTCCACCGACCGGGAATGACAACGCCACAAGGTTCAGGGGTGTTCGCGAACGTCATCTGGGCCGCAGGAACACAGGCCAAGGCGGCACTCAAAGCCTCAGACCTTGGCAAGGTGCGCTAATGCCCACCGGCAACCCCATCTACAAAGACCCACGCTGGAAGGCCCTACGCCAACAGGTACTAGCAGAAGAACCCACCTGCCACTGGTGCCACCGAGCACCATCCACCCAAGCCGACCACGTCATCGAACTAGACCGAGGCGGCGACCCATTCGACAGACTCAACATCGTCGGCTCCTGCGCCCCCTGTAACTCAGCTCGAGGAGCCAGATACGTCAACCGCAAAACAGCCCAACGCATCCAAACACGACGCGAAGCCACCAAACCCTTTTTATTTGCAGACAACAAGCACCCCGATGCCCCATCCTCATTCTCTCTGAACGAGACGGAACCAGCCGGAACCGGCTTGGACCGAGCCGGATCGGACACGCTTCTAGGCGGATCTGCTCCGAGGCTGGTCACGCCGGTTGAGGCGGCTGGCACTTATGGGCCTGAGGTCGGGTCGTTTGCTGAGGCGATCTATGGGATCACCCTGATGCCGTGGCAACAGAAGGTGATCGACGACCAGCTGTCGTTCGGCGAGGACGGTCGGCTTCTGTTCTCGAGCGCGCTCACGTCAACGGCCCGTCAGCAAGGGAAGTCGGTCGCGTTGAAGGTGTTGGCTTCATGGTGGGCGGTCGGCATGGCGACGCACCGGGGAACTCCCCAGTCGGTCGTGCTGGTGGCGAACGAGTACGAGCGCGTCTCGGTCATGTTCCGTGAGATGGAGCCGGTGCTCACCGAGAAGTTCGGAGCCAAGTCGTACAAGTCGTTCGGACGTGAGTCCCTCACGTTCCCGGACGGGTCGACGATCCGGCTCGCAGCTGCCACAGACGGCAAACACGGCTACTCCATTGACTACCTGCTTCTGGACGAGATTTGGCAGATCAAGCCGTCCGTGGTCTATCAGGCCTTCCGTCCGGCGATGATCGCGCGCCGAGACTCCCAGATGTCCTGCTGGTCCACCGCCGGAGACGCAGGATCAACCGTCCTCCAGCAGATGCGCGCCCAAGGCATCCAAGCGATCGACTCCGGGCAAACAGGCCGCGCCTACTTCTGCGAATTCTCACCCCCTGCCGGCGTGGATCCGTCCGACCGGCGATGGTGGCCCATGGCAAACCCAGCCCTCGGGATTACCGTCGACCTAGAAGCCCTCGAGGACGCATGGCAGTCAGTACCGCGCGCCGAGTTTGTGCGCGCCCACCTCAACCTCTGGCAAGGAGCTAACGACTCATGGCTACCCCCGGATGTCTGGGACGGCCTCGCAGTCAACATTGACGCACCAACTGGAGGCTTCCTCGCTGTGGACTCCAGCCTTGACGAGAACCGGATCGTCGGAGTGCGAGCCACTCGCATCGGCATTGAGATTCTGATTACCGTCGCCTTCGTCGTCGACCGCCAACAGGCCATGTGGACCGAGATCGCCAAAGTGCTCGACGACACCGACTGCCAACTGTTGATACCAAAGGGCTGGGAACCACTCGTCCCCCCCGATTATCGGAGACGGACCGAATACTTCGGGTACCAAGAACTAAAGACGATGACCCCGATCGTGCGCCGCGCAATCCTTGACGGACAGATCCGCCACACCGGCGAAGTCGCCCTCGCTGAGCACATCAACCAAGCCGTGATGGTGAAGACGAACGACGGCGCACCCCTGTCGTCACAGAAGTCCCCGGGCCCGATCGAACTGGCTCGCTGTGCTGTCTTCGCCGCCGGACGCGCACTCGCCCCAGTCGTCCGCAAGAAGGCCGCCTTCGCATCCGGCTAACATGAGTAGACGACCGCCGACATAGGTGGGAGACTCCGCCGTATGGCATTCGGCAAGCAGAAGCAGAAGGCGGCGTTTGCGTCCGCACCGCTCAAAGCTGCCGCCGGATCCGCCGCCCAGATCGGTCAGTTCTACACCTACTCAGTCGGGAGTGCGGAAGAACAGGCCCTAAGCATCCCCACCGTTGCCCGGTCCGTACAGATGATCGCGTCGGTCGTGGGATGCCTTGGTCTCAAGCATTACACGCTCCAATGGACCGGCGAGGAATACGAGGAGATCTACCTCGAGCTGGAACAATGGATGCGCCAGCCGGACCCCAAGGTCACCCGGAACTTCATCATGTCCCAAACATCCACGGACCTGATGCTTCACGGATCAGCCTTCTGGTATGTGACCAGCCGATCCACCGCCACCGGCAGACCCCTCTCCTTCCAATGGCTCCCGGCCTCCATGGTCACCCTCGAGGACCAGCAAGGTC